TTGAAGGTTTATTGGATAAAAACCTAGGAATTATTTCATCCCTTAAAATTTTAACCCAAGTATCAGATCGTCTATCGTCGGACCCGCCCTGGAATGAAGTAGGATCAATTTGGTCTTTAACACTTTGGTAATCAAATATTTTTATCTCTCTTCCCTTTAAATCTTTTACTATGTAAAACGTTTCAAAATATTTATTAACATTATTAAACTCCACCCCAATTGTGTTACCATATTTATCATTAAATATCCATTCATTCCTTCCAATTTCTTTATAATCGTAGGCCATTTCAGGATTAGCTAATTCTTGAATATATCTACTTTCTTCATACCATGTAGCTTCATATTCATTTAAATTCATTAATTGAGATTCAGATATTATTTCTTGCAATAAATTTATTAGTTTCATAATTTAACTATTGTATGTTTTTTCACAATGGTGTACTTTATGAAATGGGCACCATTTACACCCATCCCCCACATTATACGAATGCTGAACCTGATTATACCCAGTGGTTGAAAATGCTAACTCAATGAAATTGTTCATTGCAGTTACTGCTTTTTTTACTTTGGTTTTACCCGATGCAGGTTTAAATATCTGTATACGCTTAATAGGGAAATCAGATTCTTCTGGTACTTTACGTTTTACAATAAAAAACTCGATTTCGATATTGTCTATAGGGAAATTGAATTGTGTTGAAAAGAAATGTTTATATAGAATAAGTTGGAATTGTTTTGCCTCTTTCTTTTTTTCCTTATCCGACCATCCGCGCGTGGATGATTTTATATCAATAATTTTGATTGTGTTTGTGGGTTCATGGTACATAACTACATCCAAGAATCCATTAAATATAACGTTTGGGTATTCTGGGTGTGGTGCTATGGATACTGGGATTTCACAGCCAATTAAGTGCCATCCACGTTTGGAGAAATGGGCGCCTTTGTTTTTTGCGAAATCACGGATTATGTCTATACCATCATCGTAAAACTCACGTAATTGTTCCGGGGTAACAAAATGCTGCTTTTTGTTGGATACGTACTGTTTCTTGTACTCGTTGCGTAACGCATCCTCAAACATGTCTGAGGTGTTGATACGGTCTGCTTCAGTGCCGCTTTTTTCATACATTACGGTTAAGTAATGTTGTAGCACTTCGTGCAATGCGGTACCGAAAACTGTATGTACAGATGAGGTAAATGGTTTAATACCTTCCACATATTGTATTTGCCACCTACGAGCACAATCCATGAACATGGATAACTGTGAATAGGATATGTTTTTTTGTGTGGTATAGTCTATTGGTGTGGGAGTAAATGCTCTAACTGCTTTTACAATGTCCGGTATATTCTTTTTTGCCATAACCGGAATATACAAAAAAAGCCTGGTTGAGCCAAGCTTTATAATAAATTTAAATATCCTATTAGTTGAATTAAGATATCTATTATTTCATTTTCCCATCGATGAGTGGGTTCAATATTGTTTAAATAATTGTTTTCCATCCATACATCTACAGTATCTTGATATATTTTTGAAATATATTCTGCTACTTCAGGATCTAGTTTTCCGGATTTTCTAAGATCAACAATTTTAGAATTAACATGATTTACTAAATCAAGTATAGATTTATTATCTTCAAGTAAATTATATTTCATACCCTTTAGATTTCAATAATCTTCCCAAACCATCTACATTAGATTTTAATTTAGTAGCATATTCCTTATACCACAGCTGGGCGGCATTATGCTTATATTCTTCTTCAGTAATTATACCAGCCATTTTTTGCATACGAAGGAATGACTCGTCTAGTTTTTCAGTTTGACCTACCAATGAATCATAGTCTTGCATGCCTAAACATTCTCCTTCAGTGCTTAAGTTGATTGCGCGCTCAGCTAAATCGTGTAGGTCCATGTCTGTTTTCGCGTCTTCTCTAGCGTATTCTAATAGGCGGATGAATAATGGAACGTCTAGTTTAATTGTATCTTTTGGGTTCATGTGTGTTTATGTATAAATATTAACGTTTCTCGTGTCTCCAATAATTTACAGCTACCTCTACAGCATCTTTTAATTGTTCGATTAACCCGTCTACTTTTGCTTTTTCAGCAGGGTCAATTTCGTTCTCGTTTAGTGTATTTTTAAACTCTAAATCTTCGAATTTAATTTTTGTATAATCTGGTTTCATTGTGTATAAATATTAATGGTTTTTCTCATTATATATTTTTTCCATTTTCTCCAAATATAGGATACCATCCATTAATTCTTCACGGAAATGCTTTACATAATCCATAAAGTTCAAATCTTCACGTTCCAACCCAACACCATATTTTTCTCTACCGAATTGGGCACGCTCAATGAATTTGTCTATAACTGAATCAACAACATAGTCTGTTGTTGGTATATTGCGGGTATTTTCACTCATGTTTGAATAGTTTTTTGATTTCAATATCGTCTACTCCCATCTTGTATAAGATGCTAGTGACACCAGGTTTACGGAGTATGTCTATATACTCGTCTGCTTCGCCCAAACTGTACTCGTAGTATTTTGCTACGTACTCTAGTAGAGTGGATGGGTTTTGTTTGCGTTTCGATTTTACGTAACGTAGATAAAATTTCTTTTTAGGCAACATTTCGCGGTAAATTGAATAGATTTGTTTCTTATTGTCCGGTGGAAATATTGCCACATAGTTGACTAGTTCAACATATGGTTGATGGTTTGATAAAAAGCGGTTGATCATGTATGTATTCCATGAACTCCATGACTCTTCCGAGATCATGTCCACAGGTGTTTTGTGGTACATGACCTCTTCAAGCCACTTGAATGTATCCGATATGGTTTTTTTCTCCATTTAGATGCCGATTTCCTTGTACTCGTCGCGGATTTCTTTAGGTAATGACTCAAGTAAAATTTTCTTGCTATCTAAATCATAGAATACTTGAATGGGAATAATTCCATCCTCTTCCGAGCCTAAGATAAATTTTGAAATTTTACGGATTATAAATCCTTGTGCAAATAATTGCTCGCCGTTGAATCCTTCAACAGCAGTTGATTGTGTTAAATCAATTTGTGGTTGTTGCATTGTATGTTGGTTTATATGGTTTCTAAAATTTTAGCGAAACATGACGCCATGTTTATTTCCTTGTCAATACGAAAATTAGCCTGGTATAGATGCTCGTTTAATATAATGGCAATAGTGCCTTCTTTGTTTGGTGCAAATTTGGATGCATTATCAAATAAGTAACGATACAGTTCCTCGTATTCTTTTACACCTGAATCTGCTAGTATCTGACGTAACGTGGTGTAGTTTTTACCAGTGGATAACTCTTTAAGTATAGCTAGCATGTAGTTGTTTTGAACTAAAACATCACTATCCAGTTTTAGTACACCATCAACTGTTGATGACTGGATTAGGTTTAACATGCGTCGCAAATCTGGGTAACATCGCTGTACTAGTGATTTGATGTCTTGTGTTTCGTATTGTATCTCTTCTTGCTCAAGTACACCCATAACGTGTTTTGCCACCTCGTTTTTTGATGGGGGTACAATTTTGAGTACCTGGCAACGTGATTGTAGCGGGTCAATAATGCGTTCCACGTAATTACACGTCATGATAAAACGGGTGGAGCGGGAAAATGTTTCAATTACGTTGCGTAGGGATGCTTGAGCGTTTATGGTTAAAAAATCGGCCTCATCCAATATCACCACCTTTATCGACTTGAAGGAGGCCGTTGAAGCAAACGCGCTTACTTTGTCTCTAATCGTGTCTACCCCGCGTTCATCTGATGCGTTGATGTAGATGTAATCGCAGTCTAGGTTTTTTACTATAATTTTGGCTAGTGTGGTTTTACCCGATCCGGCAGGACCATTGAATATAAAGTTTTGTATGTCGTTTTGGTCAATGTATTTTTGTATAACTGATTTGATTTGCTCGTTTCCCACATAGTTCTCAAGTGTGGTGGGCCTGTAGCGCTCTACTAATAACGTGTGTTCTTTTACCATAACTTATTTTTGAGTGGAATATACAAAAAAAGCCTGGCGTAGCCAAGCTTTAGTGTATAGTATGAGGTAAATTTTATAATGAATTTAAATAATTTAATATGTCCATTAAATTGTCTTGGATTTCTTGTTCCCACCTTGGGTCAGGTTCTACATCATGTAAATAATTATTTTCCATCCAATCATTTATGGCACCTTCATATAAATTTTGAAGGTCTTGTAGTGCTGATTGGGATAATTTTTTCTGTTTTATTATTCCAACTATTTTAATGTCAACATATTAAATTAAATCCAAAATAGACTTATTATCTTCTTGAATATTAATCATTTTTACGTTCATTTTCAATAGTTAATTTCAACTTATCTAATAATACCCCTAAATTGTTAGCATATTCTTTGTACCATAACTGAGCAACGCTATGTTTATATTCAGCTTCAGTAATTATACCAGCCATTTTTTGCATGCGAAGATATTCTTCGTTTATATTCTCTAAATTATCCATAGTATTTTTACTTAATAATACCAGCACGTACTTTCATACGTCGCAATCCTTCCTCTAAATTGTATTTGTAGTCAGTGGTGAATTGCTGCAATTGCGCACGTTGCGATGCGGTTAATCCAGTGATAACCAGTTTAGCGCTTGTTTCGCCTGTTTCTGGGTCCTCAATTGGTTCTACTTTGTATACAGCAGATGGTATAGTGAAGCGTTTTTGTAACTCTTTACGTAAATCAAATGCGTCCTCTTTTGTTTCCAATGTAGTGGTTAATGCTGGTGTGGTTGGTTTAGCAGCTATTGTTTTTGGTGCCTCACCGGGTACTGTTTCCAAATCAACTACTTTAGCATCGATGCCTGAATTAGTAATTATAGTGGATAATACTTTTTTTAAGTATTGTTTTGATTTGAAGGGGTTTTCCATTTTAGATGGGAACGTAACTCCATCTTGGGTAACAATGTAGTGTACATCTTTCTCTAAATTGCCAGCATATCTTTTCATTCCCTCCGATGTCTTGTCAGGGAAATAATGTTTACCTTTAGGACCTAATAGCGTTTTAGGCAATTGCATATCAGTGGTAATTAAATGCTCAACAAAATCACCTTCACCACCTGCTGCTTCCCATTCCTGTTTTGCCTTCTCAAATGCTTCCGGGTAACGATTTGCCATGTCTTGCACTTTTGTTTCCTTCTCATCCTCGTCCATTCCAGCCCATTGTTTTAATGCAGCCGCTAGTTTTTGGTTTGGGTTAGATGGGCCAAATACTGCCTCAACATATTTTGGGTCACGGAATGTTTGAGCGTACATACCATAGTTTTTGGGATTACTAAGTGCATTTACTACTTCTTGTGGGTTTGAAGATTGAATAGCAATGTCGTATTGAGCGCGTACTCTTTTATCACCACCATCTTGTTCCTCTCCGTCCATCTCTCTTAATATATCAAATAATCTCATATAGTTTTAATTATACATATGAATAAAAGGGTGATGCTAAATAGCATCACCATATAAATTGTATCGTTTTGGTGCCTCTGGCTCGATGGTTTTTTCTTCTGTTCTGATTACATAAAGTTTACTGTCGAGTGGGGCTAAACGAAATTCTACCTGTTCCTGGTTTTTCTCGAACCATGCCTCAAGTGTGTCTGTAAGTGATGGGTGTACCACTTTTTTTGTGTCACCCACCAATATCCACGTATCACCGCGCCCTTTGACGCGATTTGCTATAAGTTCCAACGTTTCTACTACTTGTGTTTCCATATTACATCATCATTTGAGATGGATCATATACGTTTTCTTCCTTTTTGTCCTCTGGTTTATCCACAATAACACACTCAGTTAATAGGATTGTGCTTGCGATGCTGGAACCGTTTAGTAATGCGTTGCGGGTTACTTTGGTTGGGTCCAATATACCTGCTTCTTTCATGTTTACTATGGAAGTGGTTTTGATGTTGTATCCGTTCCACTTGTTCTCACCATTACGTAAATCACGAGATAAAATAATTGTGTCTACTTCATCATATCCAGCATTGGTTAAGATTTGCTCAAACGGTTTACCACATGATTTGTATACAATGTTTTGTCCGTATACGAAATCATCACTTGCGTCATTGTCGTACTGGATTGCTTCTCTAGCATACAATAATGCTGAACCACCACCTGGTACAATACCATCTTCTAGTGCACATTTTGTTGCGTGTAGTGCATCATCTACGCGGTCTTTCTTTTCCTTCATCTCCGCTTCAGTGTTTCCACCCACGTGTACTAATGCAACACCACCTACGAACTTAGCTAAACGTTCTTGCAGTTTTTCCATCTCGAATGGTGTTTGGGCTTTCTCGATTTGTGCTTCTAATTCTTCTACACGTTTAGTGATTGCTTCCTCTGTACCTTTACCGTCTACAATTGTGGTTTGTTCTTTGGTTACTGTAACTGTTGCAGCATCACCGAACCAGTTCCAATCGAAACGTTCCAACTTCATGCCCTTTTCCTTGTCGAATACAGTACCACCAGTTAAAACAGCAATGTCTTCCAAGATTAACTTTCTACGTTCACCAAAATCAGGTGCTTTAACAGCACACACTTTTAATGTACCACGCATTTTGTTTACAATCAATGTTGCTAATGCTTCACCATCAATATCTTCAGCAATTAACAATAACGATTTTCCACGCTGAGATACCTCGTTTAGTATAGGTAACAATTCTTTTACTTGAGTAAATCTATGGTCAGCAATTAAAACACATACATCTGTCAATACAGTTGACATTGTGTTGTTGTTGGTTACAAAATATGGTGACTTGTAGCCACGGTCAAA